GAAGCGGAACCGATGCCTACTTACGATTATTACGACAATAACCCGATCGAGTTAATGTAAATGCAACAAACGTACATTATCAACCCCGGCCAAGACGCGCGAGCAATCGAAAACCCTAACATCCCGCTGAGCAGTCCCGAAATATGGAACGAGGTTTTCGGCGACCAGACGACAAGCGCGGGTATTACGGTCAACCCGCAAAAGTCGTTAACGATCGGCGCAGTGTTTCAGGCGGTAAACCTAATCAGCGGGGACGTGGCAAAGTTACCTCTAAACGTTTACCGGCGCCGGCCTGATTTAGGCGTTAAAGGCCGCGAGGTTGACGAAGCTCACCCAGCGCAAACGCTCGTAAAATATCGCCCTAACGCTGAAATGAGCGCGTTCAAGTTCTGGCGGCGGTTAATGACTCACGCGCTTATATGGTCTAACGCCTACGCATTGATTGAGCGTGACCCAATGGGCAACCCTATCGCTTTGTTTCCGCTGTTGCCGGATCGTACAGCACCAGCCAGAACAAAAGACGGCGTTTTATATTACACAAGCGAGATAGACGGCGAATTACACGGCTTTGCAGCGTCCAATATTCTACACATCGAACAAATCAGCATAACGGGTGAATCAGACTGCCAAATGGTTTACAAAGCCCGCGAAGCGTTCGCGCTAGCGTTGGCGGCCGAGCAGTTCGCGTCTAAATACTTCCGTAACGGTGGCCGAATCGGTGGAATCTTAGAAGTGCCGCCTGGCATGACTAAACAAGGAGCCGATAACCTAGAGAGCGGCTTTCGTAAAACATACGATCAGTTAGACGCGGCGTTCAAGTCAGTAATTTTGCGAGACGGTGCCAAGTTCCATCAGGGACAATTCACGCCGGAACAAACTCAAATGTTAGGCGCTCGGCAAGAACAGGTAAAAGAAATAGCCCGCTGGTTTAATATTCCACCGCATAAGCTCGGCGACGACTCAAAAGCGTCTTATAACAGCCTCGAGCAGGAAAACCGAGCCTATCTAAACGGCTGTTTATCGCATTGGCTAAAGACTATCGAGGCTGAATGTTACCTAAAATTGTTAACGCCCGCCGAGCAGGAACAAAACAGCCGATTTATAGAGTTTAACGTTGCCGCGTTAGTAGCCGCCGACATTGCGACACAGTACGGGATATTCAGAACGGGTATTGAGGCCGGTATTTTGTCACCTGACGAAGTCCGAGCTATGCAGAACCTAAACCCACGGCCTGACGGTCTGGGGTCTAAGTATTTACGGCCTCTGAATATGGAATACGCGGATCAGGAACCAGAACCGCAAGAAACACCGGCAGAAATGGAGCCAGCCGAGCAAATCGTCGAAGAATCAGACGACGACTTACGATCCACAGCCAAAACCGTATTAGATGACGCTGTAGAACGATTTACAGCCTATTTAGTACGCAAAGTGAACCGAGAAGCAAAGCAAAAAGCCGCCGGCCGCTTTGTTAACTGGTTAGAGGTAGGCTATCAAGACGAAATAACAGGCTTGCACAAAGAAATAACGCCGGCCGCTATGGTTTATGCTGGATTAACACAGCGCGACGCAACCGAACTAATCGAAAGCATAACCAAACGCCTGTTTTATGGGTTATCGGCCGAGATAGAGCAAGTGTTAAACACGGCAGACGGCGATCAGATGCGCGCGGCACTATCAGCCGTTACCAAGTCATTTAAAACTAATGTAATCGCGTTTTATAGCGAGGTGATAAAGTGAAAAAACAATTTCCAAACCAACGAGCCGTGAGCGTAGAAACACGGGACGACGGAACTAATGTAATTAGCGGCTATGCGGCCGTCTATCATCGAGCAGACGACGCGGGGACACAGTACGAACTCATGCCAGAATATTTCGAACGCATTAAGCCGGGAGCGTTTGACCGCGCACTAGCTGAAGGCCAAGACGTTAGGGCGTTATTCAATCATGATCCTAATCACGTGCTAGGCCGTTCAAAATCTGGAACTTTAAGAATGACCGCCGATAGTGTCGGTTTGCGTTACGAGGTAGACCTACCCAACACGCAAACAGCGCGCGACTTAGCCGAAAGCGTGAAACGTGGCGACGTTAGCGGTTCGAGTTTTGCTTTTAGTGTTACCAAAGAAGGCCAAGAAATAGAACGATCCAAAGACGGCAACACCTATCGAAACATTAAGGACGCTAATTTATATGATGTGTCTGTTGTAACCTATCCCGCGTACGAATCGGCTACTAGCGGCATTAGAACCGCCGAGAATGTAGAGGAAGCACGCGCAGCGCTTGAGCGTTGGGAAAGCGAGCAAAACGGGGCTATTGACGCCGTTAGAGTGAAGCTAAGAAAAATTAAGTTTGACCTAGAGGGCTAAATACCCATAATTAGAAACGTCGGCGAAACGCTAAGAAGTAACCGTCACCATAAATAAAGTGAAACCGCAGAGGCTGTATCTTTATTGCTCAAACAGGCAATATAGGTGCAGCCTTTTTCAATGCACCTAATAAACGTAATTTATAAAGGGTGCATATTATGTCTATCGACAAAATGCAAGACTTGCAGGAAGAGCGCAACCGCTTAGCCTCGCAAATCCAAGAGCTTGGCGAACGTCAGGCCGACTGGTCAGCAGAAGACCGCGAAAAATGGGACGTTCTGAATTCGGAATATGACCGAGTTGACGAAGAACGAAACGCAACACAGGAAGCGCTAAACGTAGCCGCTAAACTCGACGCCCTAAAAGGTGCCGAAGAGCGCGCAAACTACGAAGCAGAAAAAGCCGGAGACGGCCGAGTTACCGAAGCTGTTAAACGTGACGCCATGCGAGCATGGGCATTGTTCCAATCTGGGGTTAACCTCAGCCCTGAACAACGCGAAGCCGCTCACCGTTGCGGGGTCGATCCTCGACAAAGCTATTTTGAATATAACCTACGAAGTAACGCGCCGCGTTATTCTCACAACGGTTACGGAAAAGAGCTACGAGCGCAGGCCACTAGCCCAGCATCAGCCGGGGGTAACTTGATTCCTGAAGGTTTTTCAGCCGCTCTTGAACAGGCTTTGCTTCAATACGGCGGGATTCGTCGAGTTGCTAACGTTATGCGTACGGCTTCCGGTAATGATTTACCAATGCCAACCGTTAACGATACTAGCAATAAGGGCGCTTTGCTTGCTGAAAATACTCAGGTTTCAGAGCAAGACGTCACCTACGGTAGCGTGACGCTTGGGGCCTACAAACTGACCTCTAAGCTTGTGCGTATTTCCTCCGAGTTGATGCAGGACAGCGCGTTTGATATGGGAAGCCAGCTAGGTTCCCTTATCGGCGAACGTCTCGCACGTGGAGCGTCAGATTACTTTGTTACTGGTACCGGTTCTAGCGAGCCACAAGGTGTAGTAACTGGGTCGAGCTTAGGCGTAACAGCCGCAAGCGCAACCGCTGTAACTTTTGATGAAATCATCGACCTAATCAACAGCGTAGACCCAGCCTATCAGGCGTCAGCATCTTTCGGCCTTGCAATGAATAACAGCACTAAGGCCGCTATTCGCAAGTTGAAAGATTCTAACGGTCAATACCTGTGGCAAGCTGGATTAACTGCAAGCGACCCCGATACCATTCTTGGAAAGCCTGTAGTCGTTCTACAAGAAATGGCAGACATCGCTACCGGCGAAAAAACCATTTTGGCTGGCGATATGTCTAAATTCGTTATCCGCGACGCGGGCCCGGTCAGATTGGCTCGTATGGATGAACGCTACAGAGACTACGACCAGACCGGATTCGTAGCCTTTGCACGTGTCGATTCTATCGTGATCGACGCAGGCACTAACCCAATCAAACACTTGATCCAAGCGTAAGGGGTTAGATATGAAGGTTGAGCTGTTAGTTAGTCGCGCCGGCGTTGGTTTTACGCAGAATTGCGGGGACATAATCGACGTAAGCGACGACGAAGCGCAGCGCCTCATTGATAGCAATCAGGCAAAAGCTGTTAGCGGTCGAAAGGCCGCTAGCAGTAAGCCTGCTATTGAGGCCGCTGTTAAAAAGAAGCCACGAGCGCGAAAGCGAAAGCCGGTAGATGAATAATTACGCAATAAAAACAATTACAGCGGCGACAGACTACCCGATAGATAGCACCGAGGCGAAGGCTCATATGGCTATTGATGACAGTACGTTTGACACGCAGATAAATGATTTTATTACAGCGGCAACGGCTTACATTGAAAACCGTACAGGCCGCCAAATATGCACGGCAACCTATGAATTGATTTTAGATAGGTTCCACAGTGTAAACGGTCGAATTTATCTACCAAAAGGCCAACTGCAAAGCGTAACCAGTGTTAAATACAAAGACGGCGACGGGGTGGAGCAAACCCTAGCGAGTTCCGAATATATCGTAAGCGATAGCCGAGAGCCGGCGTTTATAGAGCCAGCATATTCTAAAAGCTGGCCTACCACGCGGTTAGAATCCGACGCTGTCAGGGTTCGCTTTGTTTGCGGTTATGGGGACAGTGACGTAACGCCCGAAGCTATAAGTCAGGCGGCGTTATTGTTAGTAGCCCATATGTTTGAACACCGTGAGGCGGTTGTATTTAATGCCAGCCCGCAGGAAGTGCCGATGGCTGTAGAGGCCCTGATTAACCAATACCGTTTAGGAGACGACTACACGTGGTACGATCAGGAACGCTAAGGCACCGCGTGCAATTGCAAAGCCGAGCGACAACAGTAGACGACGCCGGCCAGCACATAGGCACGTGGTCAACTTATCGCACATGCTACGCCGAAGTTATCGACAAAGGCGGCGCGGAAAAGATACGCGGCCAGCAGGTAGACGCTACGGTTTCGCATGTAGTGCGGATCAGATACCCACAGGGCACGTTTCCAACGCCAGAAAACCGCGTTGTTTACGATAGCCGAAATTTACACATTGAAAGCGTACAACGTCGAGACACGCACGAGCGCGAAGTCTGGCTGTATTGTCGGGAGGATGTGTGATGGCTGTAAAAGAAAATATAGGCTTTAACGTCGATATGGACGTTGACCAGTCCGACCTAAACGACTTTTACAAACGATTAAAAGCATTAACGCCAAGCCTACGGCGCGAGGTGGAGCGTAAAGTTATTACAGCAGCGGGTAGCGGTTACAAGTCCTACCTAAAGAAAGAGACACCGATGAGCCGCAAAACCGGAACATCAAGCAAATGGAGCGCATCGACTAAGGCAAAACGTGGAGCAACAAAAGACGCCCTTAAACGTTCGGTAATTGCTAAGAAATCTACGAAATGGAACGATCCAAACAAGTGGCGAAAGGCTGGCGTTATCGGCGTTACCGTTGGCCATGCTTACAGAAATAACGACGTTATAGGGCCACACGCGCATTTGGTAAACGCCGGTCACAAGGCGTATTACTGGAGCGACAAAGACAGCGGCCAGCGGGTACTCGGCAGCGGATACCTGACGAAAGCCCAAAAAGCTGGAGCGCAGGCAGCGGGCGCAAAAATGAAAGCTAAGAGCAAGCAAGCCCTAGAGGTAGCAATCAGAAAGGCGGCCAGTAAATGAGCGCAGTCTGCAGCGGTCTTAGAACCTACCTATTGACGATAACCGACGTAACGGATTTAGTCTCAACGCGGATCAGGCCAGACGCCCTAGCGCAGAATGAGACGTTTCCGGCGGTAGTCCTGAGCGAAACACGCAGCGACCACATGCACACTATCAGCGCATCGGCTGGTTTTGTTGAATCGCTGGTAGAGGTGGCTTGCTTTAGTTCAACACGGCTACAAGCCGAAAGCGTAGCGGAAGCAGTTCGGCAGGCATTACAAGGATACACAGGCACGGCCGGCAGTGAGTCGGTTAAAAGTTGCATTTTAGAAAGCCGAGACAGCGGGTATTTAGTACCTAACGACGGAAGCGACGACGGCCTATATGTAACATCATTAGACTTTAGAATCGTATTTACGGAATCAATTCCGACATTTTAACAAGGAGCTTTTACAGTGGCTTTACAAACTGGAAACGGTGTTACCATCGTGTTTGGCACCAGCGGTTTCACCGCAAATTACACACGAATCGGCGGTACCGAAATGAGCCGCGAAAGCATCGAAACTACGCATTTAGGAACAAGCGATTATAAAACGTTTGTTCCCGATGACCTGATTGACGGCGGCGAGTTTAGCTGTGAATTCTATTGGGACCCGGCTTTTACTACGTTTCCTCCGATCAGCGCAGACGCGGAAACAATCACAATAACCTACACAACAGGCGAAACGCTGAGCGGTTCCGGGTTCCTGACAAGTAGCACAGGGCCAGACGCTGAAAACGGTTCTTTGTTGTCAGGTGAATTTAGCATTAAATGGGCAGGACAACCGACCTACGCCTAAAACCTAGAAAGGGGATAAAATGAAAGTATCATTCGAACCACACCCAAACGAGTCGGTTGACGACGTTCAAAAGATTTTATTAGACGGTGTTCACGTTGGTTACTGTGGCACGAAAACCGGCCGGCCTATATGTTTTATAACGCCGGTATCCGGTGACGTGTCGAAGTTAGTCAAAAAGGCGGTAGCAGAAAACGTCGGCGAAGCGTCGAGCGTTAACCAGCCGCCCGAATCGGTAGAGATTGAAGGGGTAGACGATGACCATAGCGACGAAGAATGATTTATTTTCAAGAGCCGGCCGACGGTTTAAGACTGTAGAAATTGCAGATTTGACGTTTCGTATTAAATCACTAAGCGAAGCCGAAAAAAGCAGGTTCGAACGCGCAGTCGTAAACAAGAAAACCGGACAGGTTAACATTGACGCGCGGCGACGCCTAATCATAACTATGTTAGTTGATGACAAAGGAGAGCCGCTGTTGACGTTGGCTGATATGGAGGCTTTAGGCGAATTAGACGGGGCAATTATTGCCGCCCTGTTTGATGCGTGTAGTGATTTTGCAGGTTTCGGTGATAATGAGATAGAGGAACTGGAAAAAAACTGCGAAACGATAGCCGCCGCCGTTTCGCCTACAAGCTAGGCCTAGCCTTAGGCGTTTGGGACGTCCCCCAAATGCTTGAAGATATGCCGGCGGAAACTTTCGACGAGTGGATAGCGTTTTATCACGTGGAACCGTTCGGCGAAGAATGGCTACAGACTAGCTACCTTTGTTCAATAGTGTTAAACCTATTGGCAAAGAACAAAAGCGACCTGTTAGAGCTAGATGCGTTTGTTCCAGAATTCAAACGCAAAAAGAAAAAACAGGTTATAGACGACCAGTATATTAACGCGATGAGGTACGGTAAAAAGAATGGCTAGCATCGGATCAATAGCCGCTACGTTTGTAGCTAAAACTGCACCTTTTGAATCAGGCGTTAAACGTGCGCGCGGTTCTATGGACTCGTTCGGGAAGTCTGTAATTAAAACAGCCGCAAAGATTGGCGCGGCGTTAGGTGGTATCCAGTTTTTTAAGACTGGGATAGGATTAGCGGCTCAATTAGAGCAAGATATTATCGCCATTAAAGCGTTTACGGGGTCACTAGAAAGCGCTAATGCACTGATCGAACAGCTAACAGAATTTGCTGCTAAAACACCGTTCCAATTAAAAGAACTAATAGGGTCAACTAAACAGCTTTTAGCGTTTGGCGTTAGTGCCGATAAAGTGAAAGATACTTTATTTGTGTTAGGCAACCTAGCCGCAACGGCAGATGCTAACATCGGCGACCTAGCACAGATTTTTGGCAAGATTAAAAGCCAGGGCAAACTAATGGGAGAAACGCTAAATCAGTTAGCTGAGCGTGGAATCCCTGTTATTAGCGCCTTAGCCGATCATTTCAAAGTACCCGAAGAAGCCATCCGGGAGATGGTTAGTGCTGGGCAAATTTCATTTAACGATTTTGAAGCCGCTATGAATTCTTTGGCGGGCGAGGGGGGGCAGTTCGGCAACGCAATGGCCGAGCAAGCCGACACGTTAAAAGGTAAATGGTCTACGTTTAAAGATGCTATTGAAAAACTATCAAGAGAAATAGGGCAGGCGCTAATTCCTGTGATGAAAGATTTGCTAAATGTCGGGTTTGTGGTCGTCGAATGGATACAAGGGCTAGACATGGATACCGTTAAATTTACGGCGTCCGTAATTGCAGGCGTAGCAGCGTTTGCTTTAACGATAAAAATAATTGGTAAAGTAGCGAGGGTTGTTAAAACCTTTATTACGACGTTAAGAGCATTAGCAGCAGCTAAAGCCACGGCAATGGCATTTAGCGGGCCGGCTGGCTGGGCTATGTTAGCAGGCGCAGGGATTGCAGCGGCTGGCGCGGTTGTTGGTATTAACGCGGCATTTGATTCTATATCTGGCGGCGCAGACAAAGCGACTAACGAAATAGACAGGTTAGCTAACAGCACTCAAAATATGGAGGCTGTAGCGGCCGGAACCGAAAAAATAGGCGATGTCGCCGAAAAGAACACAAAAAAGCTAGAGCAGGAAAACAAAGAGCTAGAAAAGATGGCTGAGCGGCTAGACATCATAGCAAACCGCGCAGGCGTAGGCGTTGCAATACGTGGAACCGTACAAGCGGCCGAGGCTAGGACGCATGCAATAAAGAATCTAGAAAAACATCAGGTAGCGCAGTTAAAAGCGCAACAAGAAGCTAACAAGCATTTAGCAAATATTGAAAACAACACAGGCAAACAGCCGGCAATAGTGGGTATATAATGGCAGTAACAAGCGTAAAGATTTTACATGACGGGTGGACGGGATCAGGAACCGTCGGCGCCGGTGTTACGTTTAACGTTATCTACCAAGTAGAAGTAGACGACCGGAACGACGGGCCTGATGTTTTGCTAAGTGCCGACGACGGGACAACGCGCGTTCCTAGGCCGGGCGACTCTTACCAAGTAGGGAACGATTCAGACCCGTTTTCATTTGTAAAAAGCGTTAGCCCATCGCCAGTAGCTGAAAAAGTTTGGAATGTTACCGTAGTATTCAGCCCGTTAGAGCCGGGCGAAAGCGAAGACGGGCCGGAAGGCCAACAGCCGAATGGCTTAGACCCAAACAGACGACCTACAGACAACCCATTAGACGAAAAAGTTGTTATATCTGTTTCTAGTGTAAACGCAAAACGTGCAGCAACAGCTTCGGCTTACATCGGACAATTAAACGTACAGGGGTTAAACGTGGGGTTTGATGCAACGGGTTTTATACCAGGGTCTCCTAAAGTTGCGTTAACGACATCGCCAGACGGTAAAGGCGGTATTAGAGATAAAACACCAATCACAAACAGCGTTTTTACACCGTTTGACCCGCCGCCGGAAATTGATTATTCACAGGTGCGCGTTTCTATTAATATGAATTTAAAGTTCGCGCCGGTCGGCTGGCTAGATTTTGTAAATTCTGTTAATGCTCAACCGATATCATTTACGGACGGTTTTAATATGTTAGCCGGCGCTCAGCCTTTCGCCTGTAGATGTATGGCGGTTAGCTACAGCGAGCGAATTAAAAACGGGGTATTCTTTTGGTCAACTGACATAGAATTTTTAATAGATAATCTGTTTACGCATCGCCTTGACATACTAGACCGAGGGTATTGTGAAACCAGCAATAAAAAGGTCAGCGAAGCGACGACGAAAAATAATATTGTAGATGAAAACGGGTTACCGTTAGCTGACCCCGTTTTATTAGACGGAAAAGGTAAGCAGTTAAATATAGAAGTTTCGGACGGCGTGTATTTACGATACGCAGTTTACCCCGAGTTCAATTGGAATTGGTGGGGAATAAGCAACCCGCAAGCCTTACAACATAGGATGAATAACTGATGGCTGATATAATTTGGACTAACGGCAACGCTGACGGCGATTGGGCTAATACGGCTAACTGGCTCGGCGGTGCGATCCCAGCGGCTGGGGATAACGTTTACTTTACGAGCGAATATATCGGCGACGTAACAACGAACCTAGACAGAACCGCTGATGGTACGCTAGGTAATCTAATTGTCGAGGAAGGATACAGCGGCAAAATTGGAAGTAAGGCCGGCTATTTAGAATTAATATGCGGCGGGGTAACGTTTGACGGTTCCGGCTTATGCTTTATCGACGTCAACACGTCGGCAATAGATATAACGGTTACAGGCACCGCTAGAGCGGCCACAGGACAACAGGGGCTTTACCTGAAAGGCTCGGCTATTGACGAATTAAACGTTACAGGCGGCACCGTAGGCGTAGCGGCTAGAGCTGGGGAAACAGCAACAGTAGCCACGATTAACGTAAACGGCGGTACCGTAAACGCTGGCTCAGGTGCAACCCTGACGACGTTAACGGGGTACGCTGGGGCTATGAATAGTAAAGCCGGCCTAACAACCGTTAACCTAATTGGCGGCAACGCAAAGGTAGAGGGCAACATTACAACGGCTAACCTAGAAGCCGGCGTTTTAACTTACAACGGGTCTGGAACAATTACGACATGTAACGTTCAAGGCGGCACGGTTGATTGTTTTGCAACTGCACTGGCTCGCACGATTACGACGTTAAACATTAAGCCCGGCGGCGGTATTATTTACGATCCGGACGTTGTAACTGTTAGCACATTAACGAGCAACGGAAACCCCATAAATATAAGTTCTACCGATGCCTAAAGGGTTTATGCTGACGGCTGAAGCCGTCCGAAAAATAAAAGCGGATCACGAAAGCCTGCGCCTAAGAGTTAGAGAGCTAGAAGGTAAGGCAGCGCGCGCACCGTCTCAAGTAGCTATAGAGAACATGATTTATGTTAAAGTTACGGAATTGGTAACCCCAGCGGAAGACGGCGTTTTAGGGACTGGTAAAGCCGTTGTTCAGGAATTCGATAAAGAAGACAAAACCGTAGGAAACCAAACGCGGCGGGAGGAGTACGGCGGCCCTGACGAAGATAGAGAAATAGACGTTTATAACGAGTCGCAAATACCGGTATTTGTTAATTCTATCGTTCTTTGTTTTCGAGACGTTAAGAGCGGCCTGTTTATTTTAGAGCCGATACAAACAGCAATAGGCAAGGCGCCTAACGGAATCAGCGCGCGCAGCGGAACCAGTGCAGGCAGTGGACAGGTAGATTTTTATTATTTATCGGATGGTGCGCTTACCTATAGCGGCTACGGATTAACCGCATATAATATTGCGGATGGAGCGGTAGCCGGCGGCCAGTACGTAATGATCAAGCGCAACGCTAACGGCAATAATTGGTACGTAGATATGGCAGAGTGCGAGTAGATGCTATCTAGATTTAATTCGGGGTGCGATTGTGACTGTTGCATTGTTTACCGGTCAGAATTCTGCAAGCATTGGCATCAATCCGTTTTTGAGCGGCGATACTTTGGCAATATAGACGGCCATCCATCACGTATGAACCTAAACGGCGGTACGTTTGATCAAGAGGGCGTATTTATTGAGGATGGCGTAGGCGTTAATCCAAAGGTCTGGGAAATTCGTAATGATGCTTGCAATCAAAATTTAAATGATTGTGAAGATAACGTTGATCCCAAAGATTATACGTACAGTGCTAGTCACTATTTAACACCAACGACTAATGTAGCAAACACCTATTTAAAAACTAAAGTAATCGCTAACAAATTTAATTGGTGGATGTATACCTTTTGGGACACCTGCGATTCAAATGACGGCAGCCATTGCTGGGACGCGACAGAAAGCGAGCCGGTCAGCAACCAAAAAATGGTTTTTATCTTTGATTATGTAGACAAAGATAATTGGGTAGGCATCGAGGTAGAATATGCGCCGGATTTTGACATTACACCCGGTGCGGTACAGAGTATCTTTAAAGCTAAAGGCCGCCAAAATACCGAGGGCGTTCTGTCAGATTTAACGGAAGAAACAACCCTTGATCTAGGCATTAATGATAACAAAATAAATGTTGGCATAGATATTTTCGTTGATAACAACAGCGACTGCGGCAATATAGATTTTGTTAATATGCAATTCCAAAATGTTGAATTTAGTTTTGGTTACACGCCCAAAAACGGAGACTATATTGCATTAGTGCAAAGCAGCAATTCCGGCGTTGTTGATACGATCACTTGTGATTCGCAAGAATACACAATTGGCGGCGGATTTGGGATCTACAACTGGGTCCATCAGTACATGGAATCGGAGCAAGCCGGATGCGCAGAATTGCCGGAGGCGACTTGCTGCGATTGTTTTATTCCGGCTGAAATGGACGTAACTTTATCGGGGTTTTCAGATGATGATTGTGGTTGGTGCGATACGGAATTAGACGATACGTTTACTTTGATTTATCGGGGGCAAAGAGACGTTTTACACGTGCCATGCGACGAAGACCCTCCCTATTATCGGACGTGGTGTGAATGGGGCTATTTTTACAGCGAATACGATACTGCAACCTGCGAAAAAGAAAAACCGTGGCCGCATGGGGGAAATACCGACGTCTCTATTTACACAATGCGCCTACGAGTTAGGCATTACGAATATTTAGACCCCGACGCTGTAACAAACTACCGCTCTGATTGGATCTTTGAAATTGTTTTAACACATCCTAACGTAGGCGCCCCAGATTATTTTCTAGAAACTAACCTTTGTCATTATCACTGGAAATACACGCAGGATCATGGAACCGAATTAACGAAAAACTGCAATTTAACAGGGTCAGAAGAATTTGAATATCTTGATGCTTTTGAAGGTGAAGACGATTGTGTTGACGAAGACGAATTTCCTTATTATGGGTGTTCTATGTCATACCAATCAGGTCTGGAGCTGCTAACATATGAAGTAGATTTTGATGATTGGTGTGAAACGATGGGGAGTGTAACGGTAGAGCGTGGTTGATTGTATTTTTAAAAAGTCTGGCAATATTTACCAGTGTTCAAATTGTGGAGCTACTAAAAAGAAAGCAACCCGCAGAAATTGCAGCCTAAAAAAAGGTTTTGGTGATACCGTCGCAAATATCACAAAAGCAGTCGGCGTTAAGGCGTGCGGCGGTTGTAACAAACGACGCGCAAAACTGAATAATCTAACAGCAACGCCGGCTTATAGAAACGCCCGGTTAATACGTACCGCCGAGCTAGTGAAAGATTCTATAAAACTAGCTGAGCAGGTGCCGCCAGAAGTAGACGGCGTTTGCGGGATACCGCGCAGCGGGATGATACCGGCCAGCGTAATAGCGGCCCATTTGCATTTACCGCTATACACCTACCACAAAGGGCAGGTTAAAAACGTCGGCAAGGGATCACGGCTAAACAATACGGAAGCACAAAATATATTATTTGTAGATGATACGACGATGATGGGTAGCACACTAAAAAAGCTGGAAAGCGTCAAGGGATTGAAGGCTAGCGTGTACGTTAATCCGCACAGCCCGCGCAAGCCTGACCTATACACAAAAGAATTAGAGCCGCCGCACTTGTTAGAGTGGAACCTGTTTAATAGCGGCTTTTGTAAAAATATGGCTTTTGACATGGACGGCGTCATATGCCATGATCAGCCGCCGGAGCTATGGGGTAAGCGGGTAGAGCGCCCGCGATACTTGCCGAGGCGTAGCCCGGTAACAATAATAACGGCAAGGCTAGAACGCGACCGACTGGCTACCGAATCATGGCTGAAGGATCACGGGGTAACCGTTGAAAAGCTGGTTATGTTTCCCGGCACTGAGGTTGACAGATTGCAACCGAAAGCAGTTAGCGAGTATAAGGCCAAAGCGTTTAAGGCGTCCGGCAAAGATTGGTACGTTGAAAGCGATAGCATACAGGCGCGAGAAATAGCAGAATTAACAGGCGCGTGGGTTATTTGCACAGAAAACAGTAAGGTTTATTGATGGTGGGCAGAAAGAAAAGATATAGAGATAAAGACGGTCAATTTATCTATACGCATGAGGAACGCCAAGCGGTTACCAAAAAAGCTAGCCGTCAGGAGTATAAGCTGGATAAAATAGATGCTAAGACGGAAAAGGCCAAAGCGGTCGCGTCGAAGCGTAAATGGACGGCGATTTTGGTAATCGCAGGCGTGGCCGCCTTTGGCCTATTCTCGTTAAAAGGATGTTTGCCAATATGAAAAAGTGGTATCAGTCAAAAACCATATGGTTTAACGTGTTGACGTTTGTTGTATCATCTTTGACCGCTCTTGTTAATGGTGAGTGGATACAAGAAAACCCAGAAAGTGCCGCGATAGTATCGGGCGCGATTGCTATAATAAACATCGTTTTACGCAAGATCACGAAAGACGAAGTAAAATAAATGGTAGCGAAACCCACAGCTTCGAAAATATGTCGCCCGCCTAGCTTTTTGATAGACGGTACTAGCGAATCAGCGCCGGTTTCATTGACTGAAATAACCGAAGTCATAGCGGCGTCGTCTGATGATGGATTTATTCGGGAAGAGTTTTATTACGGATCGCCGTCTACTACTGCTTTTACGTCAACAAATGACGAGATGAAAGTTGGGCATGAAGACAACGACATGGGGCTAGTTAAATACTTCTGGAGCTTCTTGCGGTTTACGACCATAGATATTCCGCAAGGATCAACGATTGCATCGGCAAAAATTCAAATGAAGTATTCCGGGTTTCACAGTAACAGCGTTGGCGAAACTATTAAAATATCCGCCGAAGATGTAGACGATGCAACGGCACCTACGAACACGTCAGACGTTATCAATGCAACACTGACAACAGCTAATGCTACTTGGACTATCCCGAGTATGACAACGAACGTTTATTATGATTCGCAGGACATAACCAGCGTTATACAAGAGATAGTCAACCGCGCCGGCTGGACAGCTAACAACGATATAAATATTATCCTACACGACGCCAGCACTAGCGCCGACTGGTACGCGCGGTGGTGGAGTCACAACAAAGGCGCAGCGCACGCGCCAAAAATGGTCATTAATTATTCTTAGAGGTAGAAGATGTACACCTACGATAAAGTTTTTACGACGCAAACAGCTAACGGCTCGACTAGCTCGCTAAATTGGGACGGCCGCGAGGGTCAGGTGATGGCTTCCGGTACTTGGGACGGAGCAAACCTACAATTAGAAGTAAGTCCGGACAGCGGCACTACGTGGATCAGCGTCGGCGACGAAGGAAAGCTAGAAGCAGACGGGGCGTTTAATTTTAGCCTGAACCCTTGCAACGTTCGTTTAACTGTAGCCAGTGCTGGAGCTTCAACCAGTCTAAACGCTTGGATTACATCCGAAGAATACGGCAGCGCCAAAGTATAACGCGAGAACCTCCGAAGGGTAGCCGGCGGCGTGGGTTTCGATCCGCCCGCCGGCGACTTTTACTATGCAAGAAGACATAAACGAAATAA